GACAAGCCGGTGACGACGTTACAACCGTCCCAAAAATTCGTCTCGGTCTTAATGGTCGCGGCGCTGTTCAAGAGGGAGATCTTGTTGATCATCTGGGTATCGCCCCGACTGGCGCGATCACGGACCTTTATGTCAACGCTCTTATTCCTAGAGTCTTCAACTCCATTTACAATTGGCGTTATCGCAACTTCGATCTTCAATCAGAACGCGTTATTTCTAAAGCTTCTGGCGTTGATACAACCACCGATATTTCCCTTCCGAATAGAAATTGGGAAAAGGACCGTTTCACTACCGCACGACTCGAGCCACAACGTGGCGACGATGTCTTAATTCCTGGCGGTCCCGGTGTTCTTGATGACACTTCCATCAACCGCATAACTAATGCACCAGTATGGAAAACCTTTAATGCTGGGGCACAAACCACACCATCTAATGGTGATTTAAATAGTACTAGTGGCTTCATAAACGTAGCATCGGGTGATATTTCTTTAGATCCTAATGGCGGTCTTGAAGTTACTGATGATGGCGTTACTCTAAACCTTGGTACCATTCGTGAACTTGGTGAACGTGTCGCCATCAATCGCTTTCGTACTCGTCTTCAGTCCGCTGACGGTTCTTATCCTGATTACACTCTCGCGACGTTCGGTATTCGTGCGCCTGATATTGAACTTCAACGACCTGTTCTTCTTGCGCGTTCTACGACGCCATTAAAAATATCTGAAGTTCTTCAAACTGCCCAACAATACGATTCAAATGATGATCCTATCGGCGCACCTGTCGGCGATTATGCCGGTCATGGCATTGAGGTTCATTCCGATCACGCTTACAAATATAAAGTTAAACGTCATGGATATGTCATGACAGTTTTCTCTGTCGTTCCGGAGGCCGTTTATGATTATTCGCTTGAGCGCGAATGGCTTCGCGTCACTCAAGAAGATTATTTCGATCCAGATCTCGATCAAATTGGCGAGGACGTGATTCTCGAGCCCGAGATTTCTCTTACTGGTAACTCTCAAAATTCATCCGCATCTTGGGATGGTTATCAATTCCGGAATTATTGCGATAGATCGACGCTTAACCGCGTCTCAGGAGAATTCCATACGACTCTCGATTATTTCGGCCAGTGGCGTAAATTCGTTTCGCCACCCGCCCTTAACTCTAGTTTCGTAACTTGCGATCCTTCCGATCGCATTTTTGCCCTTGGTTCAACCCAAGATCAGTTACGAATAAAAGCAATGCATGACGTTAAGGCACTTAGAGTCATGCGACCAACCCCAACCGACACAATCTTGTAAAGGAGCGATTTATGAGCGACCCAAATGATAAAAATAAATTCGGTTATCCTATTTTCCGTTCGGAAAAACCTTCTTCTACAAAAATGCAATCTCGAGTGGCCTTTAAACGGCCTCTCAGCGCAGCGGAACGCGTAGCTAGGGCCATCAAGGACCACGAGTATCTTCGTTCGTTAGATAGCCGTCCAGGCGACGATACGTTCGATTCTCCGGATATCACCGATAAAGCCATTCATCAATTGATGACAGATCCCATTTCGGGCGAAGAGGTCACCGCCGGAGAATATGTTATGTTACAGAACGAACGTGCCCAGGCTGATAAACTTGTCATGGATCATGTCCAAAAAGAAAAAGCTAAAATTGAGCAGTCATTCCGTCGAAAAAAACTTGTTTCAAAAAAAGACGAAGACGACTCCGCGGATGACGCGGACTAATAAAAAAGCGCCCGATTGTGGATACACAATCGGGCGCCACCAGTACACTACTTGATGTGTACTGTGCTAGCTGACACCATCGCAAAGCGTCAACGAAGAGGAGAACAACATGGGAAGAGGGCGGCGAAATAAAATTTCTAACCGGAGGTTGCCCACCTCGCTCCGTTCTACACTTCGTACAGCATACGACCCAATGGCAACATTGCGTCGGGCTCTCGGCTATGGGCGTAGCCCATTTGCCGAAACGGATTTTGTTACGAGACCGCGTATCGCGGTTAAGAAACAAATCCAAAAACCACGTCAGCTAGCAAAATCTACGTTTCCTAAAACGTTCTCTCCGCCATCTCAATCTCAGATGGCGCAAAAGTCAGTTAAACAACTGACAAACCTTTGTCTCGATAGAGCGCAAAGGACTGAGGTTTTACACGCACTTCGAAAAGCTGGCACAGCGGGACAAAAAACACCTCGCTGGACTTACAAATCTAAAATCAAATGTTGAGGTATTTATGTCGTTATTAGGAGCAGCAGCAATTGCTGCTGCTGCAGCAGCAGCAGGTTCTTATTTCTCGAAGCGCGATCAAGCAAAGGCAGCGGCTCGTAACGCCGCTTCTCAAGAGCATTTCGCGCGTCATGGTCTTCAATGGAAAATTGAGGACGCCAAGAAAGCTGGTATCTCTCCTGAATTCGCTTTAGGGGCTTCCACACACTCATTCGCTCCTACTGAAACTGGTTCCGATCGCGGCAGCATAGTTGCTGACGCTGGTCAAAACATTGCGAGGTCGGTTCTAGCGACCGAGGACAAGGGGACTCGTGAACTTAACGAGGCCTTAAAAGCCGAGACGCTTCGAGGCATGAGAATTGATAACGATATCAAGTCGACTCAGATGACTTCAGTTAATAAACCAGGTAACCCTGCATTTCCAAACCCTAACTTCTCTAATCTTGTCCCAGGGCAAGCTCAATCTCCAGTTGTTGACAAGGCGTTAGAGCGCACTGGTCAACACCCTTCTGCGCGCCATTCAGAAGGCGCGTCTATTCCTTCTGTGGGGTGGGCTGAGACCGACGATGGCGGTCTCATGCCTATCCCTTCTCAAGACATTAAAAATCGGATAGAGGACCAAGCTATTCCGGAGGCCGTATGGGCCGCCCGTCATTTAGTTGGTCCTAACTTTGGCAAAGGTACTAAGCCGCCTTCTTCGGCTCTTCCTAAGGGGGCCATTGGATGGCGTTGGTCTATGTCTCGCCAAGCTTGGTATCCTCAACTCAAACCTAAGATGGACTCTAAACACATGAGAAATTGGATTCCTGAAAATCGATTTCAAAACAAATAAGGAGGTAAAGCATGGCGCGCCGACGGCAAAAAAAAAGAGGCAGGAAATCTGCCTTTAAGAAAACTCGTTCTAATCGTATTTTCGCTAAACGTTATCCACGAATGATTACCTAAAATGAAACCGCTTTCCGCAGCCTGTCGGGCACCGTATATGAAAAATGGTATGCCTCACGGCTGCGGACAATGTATGCCCTGTCGAATTAAAAATCGCAGAATTTGGGTTCATCGTAACCTTCTCGAAAGTCGCCTTCATGGCGACTGTTCCTTTCTCACTTGTACGTACGATAAGGAGAATTATGAAAAACTTCGGCCCCCGTATTCGCTCGACTTCTCCCACCACACGCTTTTCCTTAAGAAACTTCGACGTCGCTTCACGACTTCTCCCATCCGCTATTACGGCGTTGGAGAATATGGAGAAGTCTCTGGACGACCTCACTTTCATTATATCCTCTATGGATTCCCAACTTGTTCTGGGACAAGATGCCACGACCCAAGATACTCGTGCGAGGCTTGTAAAATATCACGCCGAGCTTGGGGAAAAGGTAACATTTATCTTGGTGACGTTACAAAGGATTCAATCTCCTATGTAGCTGGCTACGTAACTAAAGGATGGACTACACTCAACGACTGGAATCGCGAAGCTCTTAACGGTCGCCTTCCCGAAGATTCAAGAATGTCTGGAGGTATTGGTGGCAAAGCCATTGATCTTATAGCTGATTCTTTTCTCGCCGATCCTAATTTCTATGAAACTTTTCTCGGCGAGACTTCCGACGTTCCCAATGTTCTTCTTACTGATAAAAAATTCCAACCTCTCGGTCGCTATCTTAAGTCTAGATTCCGCAAACGATTAGGTTGGGAAAATATTAACACTCCGGAGGCAAAACTTTATGACTGGAAAAAAGAAATGCAGACACTGTACGAAGAGGCTTTCGCAGGCTCGAGCTTTACGCCGCAGGATTACAACAAAAAAATGTTGTTGACCAAACTCTCTAAAACCGCAAACGATGTCATAGAAAACAAATTTCGGTTATTTAATTTACAAGGAGCTTTATGAGACGCCGATTGCATCGCCACGACCTCTCCATGGAACATGATTTCTCAGCTAATATGGGTAAACTGATACCTTCCTACTGGAAGCTCGTTTACCCTGGCGACGTTGTTCGCCAACGTTCAACCTTCTTCGTTCGCGTATCTCCCATGATCGCGCCCATTTACAATAAAGTTCTTATTAAGGCAGAAACTTATTATGTCGCCGCAGATAATGTTTGGGACGACGCTCAAAAATTCTTCTCGAAAGGACAAGCCGGTGACGACGTTACAACCGTCCCAAAAATTCGTCTCGGTCTTAATGGTCGCGGCGCTGTTCAAGAGGGAGATCTTGTTGATCATCTGGGTATCGCCCCGACTGGCGCGATCAC